GGATAGGACGCCTGTCCGGGGATGGTCTGGAATGACACGCCGGCACCGAGCAGGTTGGAGGAGCGCATCCAATCCCAATCGTCATGGTCCATTTCGATATCAGTCCAGGCATCATTTACCCAGCCGACGATCCGCCCCAGGCTGCCGGTTGCTCCGACAACCGTTGGCAGCGCGGTCTGTATCGCCGAACCGCTGGCCACGCCGCATTGGACTGCCGCGGACTGCGCGATCTGGAGGAAGTTCACGCGCTGGCCTTCAGAGGTTCCTGCGCCTCAATTCTGATACCCAAGCCGGCCCGCGCGGATTGGGGTCCCCGATGATCGAGAACGACGAGACCGGCGACGTAAATCTGGTAATGGCGTTGTTCGGTCTTTCGCTCTCCATTTCAAGAATGCGAGTTACGATCGTATCGACCTTCGCGCGAATGATGATTTCGAGGTACTTCCGCTTTGTGGTCAGCACCTGGCCGACCGGAAGATATGCACACTCGCGCCATTGCCCGTTGATCAGAACTTCCGCGGCGCGCCCGTTGCACCAGACCGGAAACGCGCCGGCGGCATTCTTGTCCGATGATGGCTCCAGCCGGATAGTGACCGGCTCATCCATGAAGCCGAGTTCGTCGAGATAGTCGGTGTTGCCGATCTTCTCGCCGATCACAACGTCGCCGTCGTACGTGGACGGATCGACGATCGGCGGCATCTGCTCGGTCTTGGGTAGCTGGTCGCTGTGCAGCTCTTGGCGTGCCATGGTGGTGTCCTGTGTTTGTGGAGGTGAGCGATGAGCGACCGCGAGGAACTGTTCGCGCACATCCAGACGGTGCTTGCCGGCCACTCAGAGTCGGACGTGCTGCGGACGCTGCTGCAATCGCTGCTGGTCGCGATCGGCGTATCGGCGCCCAGCCTCGCGCGGGCGGAGGCGGTGATTGATGCGCTGCCCGCCGAGCTGAAGCCGATGCTGCGGCGCGAGTGGCAGAACTACCGCGCGCACCGGGCGAAGGCGGCGGGCGAACCGAGCCAGCGCGAGTGCTGACCCGGTTCGCGCCGTGGCGTCAGGATGCTTGCGGCCTGGCGGGCAGGGCTGCGACGTTCTGGAACGTGCTGCACACGACGCCGGACGCCGCCCACGCTCCGGTGCCAGGTATCCACGCGGCGGCGGACGGTGCCGTGCGGACGATGGTGTAGGCGAGCGGCAAGAAGTTGTTTGGCAGCGGCGGAAACTGCGGCTCGTTGATCAACGCGCCTGGCGTGGTCGTGACACCGACGCCGCATGCGATGATCGGACCTTGGACTAGCTGGAGCGCCCCGGCGGCGGTCTGGCCAAACACCAGCGCGCAGGTCTGGTTTGGCTGGAGCGCGTTGAACGCGAGGCCCGTGTTGGCGTCCGTGGTCGGCGATGCAGCGTTGGTCTGAGCCGCGAGCGTGGTGACGAACTTGCCGTTGATGCAACCCGCCGTCGTCACGGTGGACGTGAACGAGGAGGTGGTGCCGGCGACGGCGGCGGCGTTGACGAAGTTGATCGTGAATGACGGATCAAAGTCCGTGGTGTTGGCCATGGTGGAGTTCTCCTGGAATCAGAGCAGTACGGTCGGATCGAACGACCCGAGCGGACTGATATAGACGGTGGTGGCGGTATCGAGCGCGGTGGTGCCGCCGGTGAATGCACCCGCGTTGGTGATCACGAGCACTCCTATGAGCGCCTTCTTCACCGGGAACTGCGGCCAACCGACGCCGCCGAGAGTTGCCGCCGGATTGCCGCCCGCGACCGTCACGACGCCCGCGCTGTCCACGAAGAAACAGGCCACATTAAACCCGCCAGCGGGCGCGTTGATGCCAGTCAATGCGGGCAACACAGTCCCCGCTGCAACCTTCACCAGCACGCCCCCTGCCGTGGCGTAGAAGTCCGCAGCGCCGGTCTTTGCGACCAGCAACCCAGCACCGCTGATCACCAGCCCGGCGGAAGTCAGCGGCTGCGACGAGTAGCGGTCGGCGAGCGCGTTTAAGATGCGCTGGAGGAAATAGCCGTCCTTGGGGTTCGCCAGTCCGGCCATGAAGCGCGTGACAGTATCGAGCATCAGAGTTCTCCTTTACCCGTTACCGTCAGACGAGGATCTTGCTGCCGACGAAGGAAACAGCCATCCATCCTTGATTCTCGATCATGACCGCCTTCCACCATGCGGTGCCCGCGTAGCCACGCTGGCCGAGCGGATCGCTCTTGCTCTTGTCCCCAGGCGGCAGGAACGTGGGCGACAGCGAGTCTTTGCCGCGCAGCGCGATCTGTCCCCACGCATCCTGCGCGGTGACGATGAACGGGTACACGTCGATCGACGTGCCGGTCGTGCTATAGAGGCCGGTGGCACCGATCACCGCGCCACCGTCCTGGATCGACGGCAGATCGGGCGAGGTGATGAAGCGGAACCGTTCGCATTTGCCGATCTCGTTCGCCTGCGGCGTGCCCGACGCATACGACTCCGCCGGGATGAAATTCGGCAGGTCGCGGATGTCGGGCTCCAGGTCGGTGTGGCAATACACGGTGTAACCCTCAGCCACCGCATCCGTCGCGAAGTTCGGCCCGGCTTTCAGGACCTTGTTGACCGGCTTGCCATGGTTGGCCTGAAGGCTTTTCGCGATCTTGCGCACCAGGCCGAGCGTGAGGCCGCCGTTGACGGTAGCGATCGACGTGCCCGCCCCGCCGTAGAAGACATTGGTGCAGCCGCGCAGCGCGCCCCAGATGATCATCTCGTTGACGAACGTGACGCGCTCGCCAACCTGTTCGATCATCGCCTTCGGGATGTCGTCTTCATACAGATCGTACGTCTTGTCGGTGAACCCGTAGAGGCAACCGAACTGCTGCACGACGACGGTGATATCCAGCGGCACGATGCTGTCCGGCGCGGGGGTGACGCCTTCCTGGATCTGATGCGCCTGGACGATGATGTTGCCGCGGTCGCCGGTCGCGTTCTGGAAGAACGTGTTCTGCGTGCTGGCGTTGGTTGCGGTCGCACCATAAGGGAGCCAGCGACGGGCGACGTAGGTATCGGAGGAGTTGCGCGGCATAGGTATTTGTCTGCCAGTTTTCCCTAAAACCTCCAGCGGAACCGCGTGCGCGAGGATCTCGCCCTTGAATTTGTTTATCCGACCCGGAGTTAGGTTGAATGCTTGCATAGGCATGGCGTGATGGTCCTGTGATGTTGGGTTGGGTTGGGTGGTTTCCGCAAACCGTCGTCACAGGGCGCCGGTGGTAGGCCACATCACGCGCGAGGCGGATGCAGTCGTGGCAAGGCACGTCCTCAGTTAGCGCGAGGCAAAGCCCGCCTCGAATTCGTCCTGGTCCGTTTTGCTGGCAGCCGCGCCGGCATTGTCGCCACGCGGCTGGATCGCCGCGCGGATGCGGTCGCCGCGCGCCGTATCGCGTACCGTCGCCCCGTTCGGCTTGGCTGGCGCGACGGCGGTTTCGCGTTGGAACAGGCGGATGGCGCGACCTATGACCGCGGCGGACTCGCTGCCGTTGATGCGATCCTGGTACGCCGCATCCTTCGTACCGAGCCATTTACGGAACGGGTTATTGCCGTCCGGTTGCTCGCGCGAAACGTCAACCGCACCGACGATCTTGCGCCACTCGGGGTATGCGTCCTCCAGCGCCTCGATCTCGCGCTTGGCGGTGTACGCGGACATCATGCTTTCGAGCTTACCCGGATCGACGTCATTCGCGCCGTTGGGTGCGTAGCCCGAAAGTGCCGCTTCGAGTGCCGCGCGTGTCTGTTGGGCGAGCTCCGGGAAGTCACGCGCCATTTCCGCGAACGCGGCGGGCGATATCTCCACCTTGCGCGCGGCGGGTGGCTTATCCTGGGCCTGCTGGGTCTGGAAGCCGTTGACCAGCTTCTGCAGGTTGCCGATGGTGCCGAACGCTTTGCTTAGCTGCTGGTCGTAGCTCGCCGTCTTTGCGGCGGCGGCGCGGACCTCCGCCCACTCTTTCGCCGTGATGCTGACTACCTCCGGCGGCGGCTCGGCCTCTGCCCGTGTGGCGTCCCGCGCGGGATCAGCCTTGCCGTTCGCCGGTTGCTTCGTGTCGGTCTTGGTGGCGTCACCTGCAAAACCTGACCCGAATTCGGCATCAGCCTTTGCTTCTTCAACCGCTGCGGTGTCGGTAGTGTCGTCTGGCATGTGTGGATTGCTCCGTTAGTCCCAGGCGCCCGTCAGTCGGGTGGCTGGTCGTCTCCGGTCACGATGGGCCGGTCGTCGCCCAGGGCGATGATCGCCTTGAGGGTCTTGATGGAACCGCGCAGCGATGCGGTTTCGTCTGGCGACAGCGCGCCGTCATTCCTGATACGCGCGCTGGCCAGCCGCTCCAGC